TTGTCCGATATCGCTATTTTATTTCTTGTGATTTCAACCATGTTAGGCATAGCAGGGGCTGTTTTACAGGCCTCTGTGTTAGGACCACTTGCCGAAACATATATGTCTGGGAACGAAATGGCTAAACAGGCGGCAGGCACTGTGTGGGCAACCATTTCGCAAGGCTCGCAAAATGGCTTATGGCCAATGGAAGGACCGACCATCGGTTTTTGGGCAATAGTCAACGGACTACTTCTGAGAAAAAACAAATCCGCATTAGGTTTCCCATTGGTTTTGGTTGGTTTGGGATATGTTGGATTTGCTGTGCTTCTTTTCTCAGGCTTTTCTCAAGTGGCTTTATTCCTTGAACTGTTCTTATTACCAGTGCAAGTAGTTTGGTTAGGTATTTTCGGTTTGAGTTTATTACAAAGATAGATGTAAAGAATTTTAGAGCCATGTTGTGAAATATGGCTCTAAAAATAAAAAACTATCCTAAGGATTTAGGGAAATAACAACGAAAAAGGATATAGGTATGAATGGAATGTCAACTAATAGGACAAATCCGATTTTAATAGGAATGCTTGCCGTATTTGTGAGTAACATTGGTCACGCTTCCGCTCTTGAACAATCAGGTCAATCTATTTTGCCATTTCTTGAAAATGGGAATTATGCAGAAGCAAATTTTTTTGCAGTTGATTCATCTGTTTCTGGCATAGTCAACGATAGAGCCGATCTTGTACGAGATCATCAAAGTCGTGATACAGGTGATATTGCAGAAAGTACGCAGTTCTATACAGCTGCTCTAAAGTTACAACTCACAGATCAATTAAGTTTTGGTATGTTATACGATCAGCCTTTTAGTGCTGACATTAAATATCCGGCACGTTCTAATAATAGTTACTTTGATAATGATGTTAGCCATCAAGGTACGTTCGTAAAAGCCGACACTCAAAATTTAAGTTTATTATTCGGATATTCTCCATATCAGCATTTTCAAATTTATGGTGGACCTGTTTATCAAACTGTAAAAGCAAATGTAGCGCTTAGAGGTAATGCCTATACTCAGGCTTTTAATGGCTATAATGCTAAGTTTAAACAACAAGGTGAAGTTGGTTGGTTGTTGGGAGGGAGCTATCAACTACCTGATATAGCATTAAAAGCAGCAATTACATATCGCTCTAAAATCAAATATCAATTTCAAGTGGAAGAAGATATTTTTGGTGAACCATTAAAACTTGTTGAAAATGAGAAAACCCAATTAGAGACTCCAGCATCATTAAATATTGATTTTCAAACAGGTATTTCTGAAAAATCACTTGTTTATATGAATTTAAGATGGGTGAATTGGAAAGAGTTTGAAACTCGTCCTCCACAATATGGAGCTCTTTCTGAAATTTTAATGAAAGAATTAACCAATGGCGAATATATTCAAGGATTCAAGCTCGATTCTTACCAAAACGATCAATATAGTGCAACTTTAGGAATTGCACACCAATTTACAGAAAAATGGAGTACTTCAACAGATGTAAGTTGGGATTCAGGTACAGGTAATCCTGCATCAACGATGGGACCCATAAAAGGTTCATGGTCACTTGGTTTAGGCGTCCAGTTTAACCCAGCTAAAAACTACTTTATAACTGGTAGCTTAAAATATTTTTGGCTAGGTGATACTAAAACTGAAGATGGGACTTATTACTTGCCAATAGAGGGAATCAAGCCATACGCAGAACAGGCAAATTTCAAAAATAACCATGCAATTGCGTATGGTTTGAAATTTGGATATTGGTTTTAAGAAGGGTTGATAAAGCCTTATACAATGGCAGTAAACAGCATTGTGTAAGGCACTGATACTTGTTAGGTATGCTTAGAACACTTAGCCAAACTATGGTCACAGTGAAAATCAAGTGACTTACTAATATATGGAGAGTAGCAAAGCCTTATATACGGTAGGTTTTTAAATCTTTTATTTAACATAAAATTAAGTTATGCGACTTCAGAATGACGAAGTTTACTTAATTGATTTTAATAGTGTTTATTTCTTAATATTGCATTTAATAGGATATTGTTTACATATCTCTTTTGCGAATGCTTCACCATCCTTAAATTCTTCTTTATTTACTATCTCTTTTTTATTTTTATCTGCAAAATCAATACCTTCCTGAAATACTTTTTGTTGTCTTGACTGTTGCTCTTGTCCTGTTACATTGCCATTTTTTTTGCTAGGATTGGGCTGATCATTTGCAAAAGTCAGGGTTGATAACATAGCTAAAATAAAAATTATTTTCTTCATAATAAAACTCTTAGGTTGAATGTTAATTGATTTAAAAGTTGTGTTGACACAACTTTTTTGGTTCGAAATAATTTTTTGTGATTAATCTCTCATTAATTCTTTGCTTTTGTTATGAACAATCATCATTTTGAGCATATCTTTTAACTGCTCCCGTTCTTTTCCTCCAAATCTTTCAACTTCACGGAATAAAATTTTAAGATCACCATTTGTTCCTAGCTCTTCATCATTAAATAGGATCATATCTGAGCTAACACCAAGAGCGATAGCAATCTTTTTAATCGTTGATGCTCTTGGGTCACTACCTTCTTTTAATGCACTACTAACGGTACTTGCAGGTAAATTTGCAAGTTTGGATAGCTCTTTTTGATTAATATTTAACTCTCTACATAGACGTTTAATATTAGTTGAAATGCTCATTTAGACCGTTATTCCGTTTCAAATGTATCTTTATATCTACTTTATTACTATTTAAAACGAAATGTTGAATTATTTTATTGATTAGAACGTTAATCTGTTGTATAAAACGTAATATCGTATTATTAGAACGAAATAGTGTTATGAGTGGCATTTCTTTTAGTTCAAACCTTGATTTTATACAGGCTGCTTTCAATCAAATTGCCAAGATCGTTGCTGAACATGGTCATCCATGCCTAGACGTATGTTGTCCTGCCGAATCTACAGAAAGATGTCTTGAGCATTTGGCCGTGGTTGCAAGTGACTGGTCATATGACTATTCACTGATTGATGCCCACTTAGAAACCTATAAAAAAGCCAATGCTGAAATTCGTGAATTTCTAGGAGAGTAGGGTGATGGACAAGGCATGTGAACTAATTAATAAAATCCAAGACTTCGATAAAAACATTCATCAGCTTATAGAAGTCTATGAGCAATCTAATTCCATCATGGATGAAATTGTCTTAGCTGCTACATATTCAGAAATTGATCTTCGTGTTTGCCAAAACCTTAAAGATTATTTGAATGGTGTTGTTCAGAACAAATTAAACCATTGCCAGCAGCTCATCACTAAAAAACAGAAACAGCCACAGGACAATTCAGTCGTTCAAACATTTGAACACAAAATAGCCAATGTACTAAAAAACACGGTACATCCAAATCAGCAAGGTTCTCAAACCCCAATTTATAATATGGGGTTACCGACTGAATCACTGCAATCTGAACAGTGGGCTTTTCCAAGATATTTAGATAACCACAAGATTATTTCTACAGGTAAAGGCATTTTACCAGTACCAATTGCTGCAAAAGTTGATAACGGTATAGCTGGCATAGATTGGGTAACTTTCAGTATTCCTTTATCTCATTTCCATGAAAAATATTTATCTCTTGATCCATTAATTGAAGAAGAATCTTTAACTGAATTACTTGAATCGATTGTCGATCAAGACCTTTCCGAATTATTTGGATTTGGTCTAGGTCAAAAGCGTGATAAAGGTATGCATCATAATCGATATGCATACACCTTACAGGACGATTTAGGTATGGTTCTGTATGGAAATCAACAAAAGTACATTTACATTCAAATCAATGGTTCAGGGTGTGCACTTGCTCGTAAAGGTTGGAATGAACAACTTTATAAGTATTTGAAACAAATCAAAGGTGCAAAACTTTCTCGTGTAGATATTTGCTTTGATGATTTTGAGGGCGAATACATCACCTTAGACGAAGCCGATAAATGGGATACTGAAGAAATGTTTTGGGTGTCAGGTCGAGTACCTGAGTCCAGACAGGCTGGTAATTGGAAACGTCCTAATGGAAAAGGACGTACTTTATATATCGGTGTTCGTGAAAGTGGTAAATCTTGTCGAATTTATGAAAAAGGTAAAGAAAAGGGTGATCCGCTAAGCGAATGGGTTCGTATTGAAATCGAATTTAAATCTAAAGATCGTTTCTTAGAATTAGAAATGCTGCTTTCTCCATCACAATATTTTGTTGGTGCTTATCCAGTATTTGAAAAAGTTTTATTGCCACGATTGGGGCAATACATCATGCCTGAAAAGACTGAAATTATTAAAAAACAATCACAAATCGAGTGGAAAAAAGCTATCGAAATTACCAAAAGTCAATTTGGTAAATACATTCGACAGTTCCGAAAAGTCTATGACGATTCTGAATTACTCACAATGCTTTCATCTTCTAAAGATGAAGTACCAAAACGTCTGAAATTTTCTGCAATTGCAGCAATGCAAGCCGTTCGTATTAATCAACCAATTTATGAGGAATTAGCTCATGCAGTTTAAAACAACGATTACCGTACTTGGAGCAAAGAGTTCAAAAGGTGAGTTCAACGGTAAACCTTATGACTCAACAACAATTTTTTACCAAGCTGAATTACAGGATGGGGACAACTTTGTTGGTCAAGTGGGAGAACAAATCCGTTGGGGTACATCTGCCAATTTTGAGAAATTGAAAGCCTTGAAATTCCCATTGAATGCAGAAGCAACAATGGAGCAGGTGAGTAACGGTAAATCAATGGTCACAATCCTAAAAGACCTTGTGCCACAAGTACAAAAATGAGTTGTTTAGTTTACTGCTGTAATAAATGTGGTGCGTATTTCTTCTACGAAAATGTGTTGAAGCAGCATGAAAAACAATGTGATGGATGATCTAGCTATGACTGATATTGAAAAATGTCTAGGGAATCTAAGTGTACTAAATCGTTTAAATGATTATTCGATATGGCTCGGTTTCTTTATCGGCATTTTTCTATGTTTATTCATATATTTAGTCATTGACCATGTAATGACTAAGCGAATTTCGAAAAAGGAAATTTAAGAAATGCACGTCTGCAAAACTTTATCACCGCAAAATGAATCAGGTTTGCAAACGTGCTTGGAGTGGCAGGATTTTAAAATCTTGCCAGATTTAACGGTACAAGAAGCCAATGAACTGTTGGTAGCAATTGTAGGCTGCTTTGCCGTTGTTTTCATCGTCAAGCAAGTAATTAGCTTGCTTAAATAATGAGGTTTATATGGAAACTCAAGTTAAAGAAAAAAACAAGGCTTTACCTGTTGCTTTAGGTACAACACTTATGCTCGCTGCTGGTTCTGTATTTGCAGAAGGTGAGGATTTGGCAACTGGCGCAACTACTGCAATCAGTAGTGGTTCTGGGACTCTTCAAACTGTAGGTATTGCGATTATTAGTGTAGTTGCTGGTGTTTGGGTAATCAAACGTGTAATTGCTCTAATTCGTTAATTTCTAAGCCCCATTACTTTTGTGATGGGGTTCTTTATTTATGAGGTGTGATAGGTGGAAGGATGGATTTATTTAGCCGTTATGTTTATTTGTTTCGCTGCATTACTATTACGTTAGTTTTTTCACTTTCTATAGTGCCTTCTTTTGCTCATGCAAATTCAGCATCATATTCAATGAGCCACTCACTGCCACAAAAAATCAATAATTACTTTTTAAGAGCTTCATATACTTTTACTAATAAAATTACAGGTGTCTCAACTGTTATAGCTAAACAGCTTTCAAAGCCACAAGTCGCTAAATTATTAACTTTTGTTATTTCAAGAAGATTTGCTGCTTTCGCTGCACTAGGAACTATTGCTGCTGAAGCAGGCATGTCGACAATTGATGTAGATGGAAAAACTCTAATTGTTCAAAAACTTCCAGAAACAGATATTGTTAATGTTCTAACTACTGGAAATGATGAGTATGTACCATTATCAGGGAATGTACTAAGTTTAAATTACTGTGTATCAGCATTAGCTCAATTGAATCATCTATATCCAGCTATGCAATACATTCCTGCAAAATCTGTCAACTGGTGTGAATTAGTTAATATTTCTTCAACTTATAAAGAGTTAAGTCTGACAGTATCAACTGTTGAAGATCCTGTATCAACCACAAAAGTCACTGTTGCACCTACACAGATTGATAAACAAGTAATTCCTCAACCAATTCCTAACTATGCAGTTGTTAGTCCTGAAGTATTGGGCGAAACTGTTTTTAATAAAGCTAAGCCTGCTGATTTATCTCCTTTATTTGACTATAACGAAGTCTATCAATCTCCATCGGCAATCGAAGCAATAAATGAGTATAACAATACGAAAGGAGAGGCATTTCCAGCATATCCTGATGTTACAACACCTGCATTAGATAAACCTGTTACAACTCCAAATAACCCTAATTTAGAATTGCCTACATTTTGCAATTGGGCAACACCGATCTGCTCGTTTGTAGATTGGTTTAAAGATGATTCCGTAGTTCCTGATGCTGAAAAATACGACTTAAAAGAATTTGATTATTCAAAACTTCCTAGCAATCCAGATTTTTCATTTTCTCAATCTTGTCCAGTACCTTTATCAATTCCTCTTGATTTTGGAATTGTTTCATCATCGATTGAAATTAGTTATGAACCATTCTGTCAGTTCTTTGCAAAGGCAAGACCATTCATTATTGCTGCTGCCTATTTGCACGGTGCTTTTATTATCAGTGGCTTTAGAAAGGAAACTTAGTAATGGCTGGTTTGTTAGTAAGGGTTCTTACTTGGTTTGCATCCGGTTTAATTTTTAGAGCCTTGTCCGCTTTAGGTGTAGGCATTTTTTCCATGTATTTCATTAACGATATTTTAAGTCAATTTATTAACTCAATGAATAATGCTGTTTCAAGTCTACCAGCAGATGTTATTTCCATATTAGGAATTGCTGGATTTGATAAATATCTTTCGATTGTTTTAGGTGCATTAGTCACAGTGACTTATTTACGTTCTATGCGCTTCATGCTTACTAGACAGCTTTAAGCTTTTTCATATCAATAAAGTAGACTCCATATCACGATACATTGTGCGAGTCTAAAACTTTTTTTTCGAGCGTAGCAGGCTCCGCCCTGACGCCCGCGAGAAAAAAAATTTTAAGGAGCGACAATGCTAACGCTTATTAGTGCAACGCCTGGTTCTGGAAAAACACTTAAAGCTGTTGAATTGATTTATGAATGTTTGAACAATGGTTATGTTGTTTATTCAAATATATTAGGTTTAAAAGTCCCAGGGGTTATTCAGATTTCCAGCCAAGAAGACTGGCGTGATCTAGATCATTTTAGACGTCAAAATATTGAAATGCTGAAAACACCCATTGCTGTTTTTTATGATGAAGCACATGAACATCCAGCATTTGCGGAAAAAGACTTGTTAAAGAATTATCAAATAGATCGATCTGATTATGATTTGGATATTGATATCGTCAATTTAGATGACTCACTGACAGCAACACAAAAAAAGCAAAGAATTGATGAGATCAATAGAAAATATAAGACGGCACTTGATATTAAAAAGGAACAAATTAGAGAAATTGGTACTGCCTTATCAATGCACAGGCATTTTGGTTTTGATATTTTTTTGATAACACAAAGCCCAAAAAAGCTTGCAGCCCATATTCTTGCTGATGTGGGTACGCACTTACATTTACGACGAGTTTTTAAGATGAAAAGGGCAACGATCTATGAGTTTCCAGAAGCCCATACAACGGTTTCAAAAGCTGTCAGGGATGATGCGATTAACAAGACAATTTGGAAATTTCCAAAACATTTATATGGTACTTACACATCAACAGAGGTTGATACCCATAAACAAAAAATTCCTTTGAAATATATTATTATTCTTGTATTAGTTTTTATTGGTATTCCATCTTATGTTGCAAGATCGCTTTGGTATGATCCGTTATTTGGACATAAGGAAAAGCCAGTGATGGTTCAAAAATCGCAAGAAATTGAAGAAACAAAGCAACCACAAACGACTATTCAAGAAATGCATAAACCAATTCTAAATAACAAAAATGATGATTTACAACTTGAGAATCAACGTATAGCCATAATTGTTGAATCATCAACGGATTGTTATGCTAAAAACTCGTATGGTGATTTTATTGATATCTCAGTTGATGAGTGTAAGAAATTATCTAGTAAAAACAATAGAATGTCTTTTTCAAAGTTGAAGAAGGAGCAATATTTACAGGATAATATGTCAGTAAATAACAATGACAATGTTGGTTATACGCAACCTGTATATCCTTCAGAAACTACGTTATAG